CTGTGATGGGGCAGGGTCATACAAAACCATAACTGCTCCTCCACAAAAAGCAGAAGCAGAAACAGTAACTTTTAATTCAATCCCTGCTCTAAATCCTGTAAAATCTTTTAGCTTATCTAAAATAAATCGCTGATTAAATAAAACATCGGGAAAATTCAACGTAGCTAACAGAACTCCCGTGGTTTGATCAGTACTCCAAGTTTGCCTTGACACAATAAACTCTCTTTCAAAGATATCTCCTAAAGGATACAATTGTAAAGACTTATCCAAATGTGGCTTAAAATAAACACCATTCGCAGTGGACGTCTGATCTGTCTGTGTAGTCTCTAAATGACTACCTAATGGAACAATTTCTCCTTGGGTAGGCTCCATTATTTTTCTATCCAAGCTTTCTGGTACGGTTGTTTCAGCATTTTCTAAAACTGTTTGAGATAAAGGTCTCACCTTAATCTTGGCATAAGCCTTTAAGTTACATTTAACGTCTCGTAACATGACGGATCTACTCTCGTGAATAAATCTATTATATGACGCACCCATAGACAGAGCTATAACCTGTTTAGGATTAGCTCTATCACTATACATTAAAGAAATATAATACACATACGTTTCTATAACACTACAATACATGTCACTCCTACCTGTAAAAACATCTTCAAGTTTATTTTTCATTTGCAAAACTCTCTTATTAAAGGTTTCTGGTCCAAAATGGGACAATTCTAAAGCAAATGATCTTAAGGTAGATACTAAAATAGCATCCAAATCTCCAGCACCTTGTATAAAATAAACCATCTCCAATACAATATATTCTTCCAATGGAGCTCGCATAATACCATCAATCAAATAAAATTTCCTACCTAAGTAGCGAATAGTTTCTAAAGTATCCACAGTTGTCAAATCCGCACTCTTTGAAAAATGAGTATAATTCATATCAAAGAATTGTTTATAATATTCACCTAAATGAAAACAAGTTATACCTGGCACTGTAGTAACAATAATATTATCATCTCCATAACATACCATTGTCCATTGATCATCCCGAAGTTTTAAACCTCGAGACATAACAATGTATGTCATAACTATATTACACAAAGAATTGTAAATAGATGTAAATGGGTTGCCAGAAGGATTACCTCCTGCAACCTTATACATAGTTCGTCCTGAAATATGGATGGCACCATAAATATTTTCAAACAAACACTTACGTATATTGTAATTAAAATCTCCATCATTATACCACCATTGTACAAACCGTAATACTAATTTTCCCACACATGTTGGTAAAGCTCCA